ACTTGTTGTAATTGTCGTCATATTACCATACACAACACTTATTTGACCATTTGATTTGTTTACTCTAATTTGAAATGAAAATCTTTCTGAACTACTTTGTAAATATCTTGCGGCATTTTGCCATTGAAACACCACTTCAGTTCCTACATCCTCCCATCTTCTTTCATATACTTGTGATGCAATTGCCGTACTTCTTAAATCCATACCCATACCTGCAATAACACCTACTGCAGTACCTGTTGATGATATTGGTCCCGTTACACCGTTTCCTGTTGTTGTTGTTCCTGGGTTTAAAAACAAAGCACCATCTGCTGTCATATTAACAGATGTAATTGTTGTATTATTAAACTGAAATTGTGATCCGGACGGTATTGTAAAATAACTACCATCAGTATCATAAGTGATGGCACCGCCAGTTGTTGTTACTAATTGAGTACCACCAACAATTGCCGTATATGTACCGGTTGTCTCAGAAAATGAATAAAGACTTGATACTTGTGTAAAACCCAAAAAAGAAATTAGGGTAAATAGTAAGATTAAAAAATTTTTCATAATTAAGTATTTTTTCTTAATAAATACTTTGAAAACGTTTAATTATAAAGTAAAATTTTACTTAGATGAATATTTACCGTAATAAAATTATTATATATCAAAAAAGGAGACAATTTCTTGTCTCCTTTCTCTTATTCAGTTAAGATATTGATTACCTCAATTCTTGTAAGTCAAATGTTCTAACTCCATCAACAGTAATACGTCCATAAAAACGATTGTTGACCATCTTCTTAGCGTATCTCGTCATGATACCTTTGATAGGTGTAAAGTTGAACGGGTTATACATTGTAGGTGTTAATTGTAGAGGTACATACGGAGCGTAAACATATCCTGTATCTAACAAAGATGAACCTTTGTGTCCGATAAGGATTTGGTTAGCTGGGAAGTATGGATCTCTATACACTTGGTAACGACCTGCTAATGTACCAACTCTTTCAATACCCATGTTGTATTGGTCTTGCTCAGGAGACGCGTTAGATACATGGAAGTATTCTAAATCGTCAAAGATTGCAGAAACCTCAGAAGATACAACGATCCAGTTAGCACCACCTCTCAAAGTTGATTTGTGGATTTGTGCTGACAATTGGTTGATTGCTGTAATCAATGTTTGGTTCCAATCTTTTTGAGTGTAAGATGTTGTTTGAGAAATTCTTCTCCATCCGTTATAATCCCATCTTAAATTCCAAGCCGCACCTTTTCTAAGATCTCTCAAGATTTCTCTATCAATCTCTGCCGCAACTTGCTCAGATAATAAAGCCGTTAATTCAGCCTCAGCATCAATGTTATGGAATGCAGAAACGTCTTGTGCCAATTCAGGTGACCATTGTGCTCTTAGTTTTCTTTCTGTAACTGATACAGTAACTGACTCTAAGTCAAAAGAAACCTCACCAATTTTGTCTTCAAATTCTAATTCAGCATATCTTCTAAATATCGCAGTAAACGAGGTTGTTGAAGGAATTGCTGTTACAGTTGCCCCTGTATAACCATCTAATGAGGTTGCGTTACAGTTAGCACATACTGGACATGATAAATCAACTTCTAAATAGATACATCCATCTTGTGAACAAATGTTATCATAAGAACCACCATTTCCATTAGGGAATGTTGTTGATGTTTGTTGATATGTAGGAGACACAATACCTTTACCGTATTGTTGAGTAACAACTCTAAATAATAGAGGAGTTGCTGAGTCAACTGTACATGGTGAAGATGCTCCGATAGAAAGACCTGAACTTTTAATAATTTTTAAATCTGAAAGAAAACTTTCATTATCAACTTCAGAACCATCAGGACCAATTAATTTTCCTACACCACTATCGTAGAAACCACACATTTTAATTAAAACTTTTCTAACCCCTGTTGTAGAAGCCGTATAAGTAGCACTGTTATTAGATTCAATAAGTGAACCGTTAGACCACTCAAGAACTGTAGTACTTGCAGTAACCGCGGTCCAAGTACCTTTTGAGTAATCAAATAATCCTGGAGGGTTTAATCCAGCTTCAGAACCTTCATAAAATAAATCATAAAGATTTTTAGCATAAGCGTTAGAATCACCGTATCCTGATTGTGTTGTTGAGGTAGAGTCTGGTGCCCCAATTGGTGCAAAGTGAGTGTTAGGGTTAGTCGCCGATCCATTGTAACCTTGAATTTTAGGTACAAAATAGAACAATTTACCGATTGGTAAGTTCATTGCTTGTACTGATACTAAATCGTTAGCCAATAATTTAGAGAATACTCTTCTCACGATAGGGAATACAACTGTTTCAAAAGAACCTGAACTGTCAGTTGATGCCGCTTCATTAATTAGGTGAGACGCTTGGTTTTCATATAATTGTGCCATGTTCTCTTTAACGTGACCTTTTAGTCCGTCTAGGAATCCTAATCTATCCCATTTGTTAATTGTATCTTCTTTGATAACTTTAAGGTGTTTTAACCCAATGTTACCTACAAGACCTGATTCTAATAATGCTCCCATTTTTTAATTTTTAATTAGAGTTTATTTTTTTATTTTATGTATATAAATATACAGTAATTTTAAAAAGTTTATTTTTATTTAATTTTTGTCATTAAATCCCTCATTCTCATGAATTGAGGATTCTCATACGTTTTAGTTTCAATTAGATTAGTTGCTGAACCATTTTGTGGTGTTTTAATAACTCTTTCAGTAATTGATTCTTTAACCACATTTTCAGATCCTTTACCATCTAATTCTTTTTTAATAGACTGATAAAGATTTTTTGATTCTTTGATTGTTTCAACATTATCAAATCTTCTCAAAATATTTATCTTTTCTTGTTTTGTTGTTGAGTGTTCAGTAAATAGTCTTGTTGAGTATGCTAAATTTGAATTGAATACCGCGACTTCATTTATTTTATTTTTGAAAAAACCTAAAGCTTTTTTATATTCTTCATTTTTTTCTCTTAATAAATCCATCTCTCTAGCAACTGACTCATAAGTCATGTTTCTATTAGGTGTTATCCCTTTTCTTAGTCCTCTACCTTTTTTTGAACCGTTACCGTAAGTACGTGATGCTTCAGATTTTTCTGGTGTTTCAAAACCGTAGTCTTCGTCGGTAAATATTAAATCAGAATCTTCAGTTTGTTCCCATCCTTCAAATTCCTCTTCTTTATCACCCATTTCAGAAACTCCATGTTTTAATTTTGAGGGGTAAATATCTTTTTTAGCAGATCCACCTTTACCATATCTTTTAGGACCTTCTTTCTTTTTATATGAAACTTTATCCATATTAGGGTTTTTTGAATATTTAAAAGATTCTATAACTGACTCTAAAGCCTCTTGATCAATTTCAAAAACAGATTCACCCATTTCGTCTTCGTCTTGTTCGTACATTTCGTCTTCGTCTTGTTCGTACATTTCGTCTTCGTCTTGTTCGTACATTTCGTCTTCGTCTTGTTCGTACATTTCGTCTTGCTCACCAAAATTACCCATCATAAGGTCTTCTTCGTACATTTCGTCTTCGTCTTGTTCGTACATTTCGTCTTCATCTTGTTCACCAAAATTACCCATCATAAGGTCTTCTTCGTACATTTCGTCAATCTCACCTAAAAAATTTCCAATAGTGTCTTCATCACCCTCTTCTTCAGGTTCATCATAATCTTCCTCTTGTTCTTCAAATTCACCCATATGTTTTTTATATTTTGATAGTGGATTTTCAAAACTATATTCATTACTTATATCCGAGAATTCTTCATCTGATTCATTCATAGGTTGTGTCGTATTAATGTCATCCATCACAATAATATATTCGTTTTCTTGATCTTTAATGTGAACATCTCCTTTCTCATCTTTTTGAACAATAATTCCGTCATCATCTCCCATAAGTTTAAATACTTTTAGTACATCACTCATAGGTGATTGAGTCATATCAAGTGCTGGTAACTCTTGTTTATCGGCAATTGGTTCTTCTGTATCCATTTCAACATCCATTTCTACATCATCACCAGACTCATCGTCTGCCGGTTCTAATTCTTCGTCTTCTACTGGTAATTCTTCACCTTCTACAGGTGCTTCTTCTCCTTGTTCACGTAGACTTCTTTTTTTTGAACCACCAAGTGATTCCTTAACTAATTCTCCGATTTCTTGTTTCATTGTAGAAGCAAGTATTCCTTTTGCGTTTTCACTAATAATCTCTTCAAGGTTCTTCATTGATAGAAGTGCCTCTTCAACTATTGATTTGTTTGTTTCGCTCATTTTTTTTAGTGCGTTATTGTTTATTTATTACAATAAATATGTTGTACTTTAAAAAAAGTTTTATTTATTAGTATTCAAAACAAAAAAATTAAAAAAACAAAAAAAGGGAATACTATTTGTACTCCCTTTAAAAAATGATTTTTTTTTAAAAATTATTCAATAACCTCATCAATTTTACTTTCAACAATTGCAGTAATCCTCCAATCCATTGTGTAAGTTTCATAAACTTTAGTTACTTTAGCCTCTACGTCAGTAGGACTATAGCCTTTAACTAATTTTTCTTCTTTAAGTTTTTTTACTTTTCCTGTGTTTTCATCAACCATGTCGGTTGTTACTTTTGCTACAAAATATTTTTCATCCATGTCTTATAAATTTATTTATCCAAATAATCGGATAATCTTTTCATTAAGTCAATAGATTTACCTAAACTATTTGATTCTACATTTTGATGCTCAGTTAATTTTTCTTCATACTTTGGTCTATCTTCTTTGTTTAAATAAAGGTATGCTCCTGGTGTTGATGGTGAAGATACAAGGTCAAAACAAATTAATTCAAAATCTTCCTGTACTTCATTTTGTTCTCCTTTTTTAACTAATGAACCGACTCCCCTTGATGACACACCCATAGTAACACCTTGTCTCATCATGTTTGCTGCAACATCTCCTTTAGAAGATATGATACCTCTTTCATGAAAACCTGGTGAAGTTAATAATTTAATTTTACCCATTAATACATTATCTTCCCACCATACATCGGTAATTAAATGAGCTACTCTATCTAAATCTATAAGTGAAGATTCAGGGTGATTAAGTTCAGAAATTGACATTCCCCTATTAATCATTTCTTTATATTTTTCGGCTTCTCTTTTTAATATTTTTTCAGGATATATTCTACCATTTCTATTTGGTACCCCATATTTTTGTAATGTTGCGTAAAACACAAAAGGTTTAGAATGGTCTAACTGTCCGTAAGATTCTTTTATTACTTGGCTGTTTCTATATTCGTTTGGGTTAATAATCCCTGCATCCCACTCAACTAAAATCCCTTTACCCGTATCACTTGGTCCTAATATTTTCATAATATATTTTTTAAAATAAATATTAGCTAATTACAGTTTCTTTAATTTTTGTTTTACTTAATGTGAAATACTTTGATTTTTTTAAATCATCGTAATATATAGATGATATAATTCTTTTAAGTTTACTTCTTAAAATTAACGATTTGAAGTCTAAAGATTTATCGTGAACAAATAATGTTATTTCTAAATTTAAAAAACTTTTTTTATTTTTTTGAATTCCGCTCGTTCTTAAATCAAGATCTACTATCTGTTTTTTTTCAAAAGTTGTGAACTCAACAACCTCTAATAATGTGTGTAAAATTTGTCGTTTTAAAATTCCTGTAATTCTATTCCAATTCTCTTCGTCAGTTATGGGTTCTATCCAAGTTTGTAGTACAACATAAATTGATTTTAATTCTTTTGAGTCAACTGTACCGTAGTGACATTTTGCATCATCAAAAATGTTTAGTTTTGATGTCTTTCCTTTTTTCATTTTTCATTTCTTACAAGTTTATTGTTTTAACAATTATAATAAAACTTTAAGTACTTGTCAAAATTTAAAAAATATCCTAATATTTATATAATAAAACCAAAAAAATTTATGATAATAGTTCCAGTAAAAAATGAAAAGTCTTTAGAACAAGCATTAAAAACTTATAAATTTAAAATTTATAAAACAAAACAAATTCAAAAATTACAAGAAAGACAAGAGTTTATAAAACCATCAATTAAAAAAAGAGCACAAAAAAAGAAGGCTCAATATAGACAAAAAAATCAAACTTCTTCTTGATCTTTTTTATTATCTATTTTTTTCCCAAATATTAATTCTGTTGAGGTTAAACCTAAAGATCCAAACGCTAATAATCCAATAACATCAACTAATGATTCATCGGGGCAAAGAGTACCTTGTGAAAAAACTGAAGCCATTAGACTTACAATTAAACTTAAAACACAAATTATCCCTACAAACCTTTTTGATGATAATGTTGTTGATCCCGAACCTAAGAGGGATTTAAAAAATTTTGTCATAGACCCTCATTAAGTTTTCTTAATTTATATAAATTATAATGATCAATTTTTGATTCATCTAATTTTTTTATAGTATTATTTATTTTTTCTTTTAATTCAAAATCTTTAGATTCGTTTAAATTATTAGTTAATTTTGTTTTAACATTTTCTTTTAAACTTTCCATTTCTTTTTTAACCTCATCTAAACTTAATGATACTATACTATTTAATTCTTTTTTATCTTCTTCACTAATGTTTGAAAATTTTGAATTTATAGTTTTATTTGCAACATTTATCATTGAGGATAAAGGTAAATTTAAAATTTCTTTTTCTACCTCTTTTTTTGCTGATTCGGTTATTGTTTTTTTTATTTTATTTTTTGATTCTAATATTTTTTCTAAATTTCTTATTGATGTATTGTATATTGGAAAATCAATATCTTTATAATCATTTGTATTTTTATTATTAAAATTAGAAATCCATTTGTCTAATTTATATAATTTATTTGTGTTGGTTTCAATTAAAACTTGTGAATATTCTATTGATTCATTAACATAGTCATCGGCAATATCTTTTGGTAAACCTTTGTTTGTTTTTAAATCGTCGTAGATTGCATATAACTCGGCAATGTCTTTATTTTCTAATACCATTATTTTAAACTGATTCATAAAAGGTTTAAATTCTTTTTTACCATATAAATCAGTAAAAACATTTTCTATTTTTGTTTTAATAGTTCCAAAAGTGTTCATAATTTTTTATTTATAAATATCACTTATTAATTAAATCGGTTAATTTTTTATCAATTTCGCTTAAAGTTACTCTCCCTTTTGATAAATCTAAAAAGTCTGTTCCGTTAAATAACGTTTCTTCTAATAGTAAATCCAAATCTTTTCTAACTAATCTTTCTGTTGTTGGTGGTGGTGATTCTCCACCTCCCGCAGGTTCAGAAGGTGGTGGTGCTCCTCCCGCAGGTTCAGAAGGTGGTGGTGCTCCTCCACCCATGTCCGCACCGCCGGATGATTCGGCACCAACCGCATTTTCGGTTGCACCTGTACTAGGTGTGTATAAATTATCAATATTGTCAAAAATACCTGTTTTAGTTAAAACTTCAGGCGTTTTTGCTAACTCACCAGCAACCGCCCTTTCAATTCTTTGTTGTTGTATGTCTAATTTAATCTCTTCATCTGAAAAACCTAAAATGTGTTTTTTAGCCCATGATGCCGATGTAGGTGAGATAGTATTTGCTATTTCTGTAACAGCATCTTTATAGATAGTAATTTTTTCTTTCCAAACTTCTAAATTTAATAACTCACCTTGTTTAGATGGATTATTTAAACTTAAAGTAAAGTTTGTTAACTCATCTTCAAACCCTAATAAAAATAAATGAACAATAGCAATTTTATTTAATTCGGCCAACATTGATTTTTGAATTCTATTAATTGTTCTTGCAAATCTAATATCAAGTAATGATAAGTTTTTACCGTCACCAACAGCTTCTTCAAATCCTAAATACGCTTTAGGTATTCTAAGTGCGGTAACAAGTTTCTTTTGTATGTATTCAATATCCGCAATTTCCGCTAAGTTAGCAGCACCTGCTAAAGTTTCTATTGGATTAGTCGCGCCAGGATCTCTAACAGGAATAAAATAATCTTGATCAACGGCCAACTGATTATATCTCATATCAACATTACCCGTTTTAGGATCTGCAATTTGGTCTCTTTTAAATTTTCCTGCAACTCTTTGCACATATGAGTCAACGTCTTTATCGTCCATGTTACCAACAAATACTTTAAAAACTCTTCTTTCAGGTGCTCTTGATACACGATATATTAACATCGCATCTTCGCATAGAAGTAACTGTTTCCAAATACGTCTAGCCTTTTCTAGCATAGAAGTACCATATGGTAATTTTCTATCATCACCTAATATTCTAAAATGCGCAATCTCCCAAGTATTAAACTCCATGTTTTTTTCTTTCCAAACAAACTTTAAAGCGTCGTTTTCCATATCTTGGGAATACTTGTCGGGTTGAAACCTCATACCTTTTTCTAATCTTTCAATTTGTATATTTGGTAACTGCTGACATCCGACAATACCCTTTTCAGGGTCTAATTTTAAATAAATAAAATTATCACCAAACTTACAAGTATTTCTTGTCCACATTGGTAGGTTTGTGTTAATATCTAATTTATTTGTAAATAAATCGGTTAGAACTTGTTTTATTCTTTTTGATTCTGAATAAACTCTTAAAATAAATCCGTCATGATCTGGTGTCGTAGATTCCTCGGCATAAACATCTAATGCTGCTGAAATTTCAGGGGTATATTCCATAGACTCGTAATCGTAATATGAAGCCATTCTTGTTGGTTCGTAGTAAACCGCTTGTTGATATAAATTACTTTCTACTTTTTGCCATTGTTGTCCAATATACATTGTTTGTTGAGCCTGTAATTTTTCAGTCTCAAACTCCTGTCTACTTTTAGTTTTTAAAAGTTCTTTTTTGTCAAATTTTATTATAGGTGGTTGTTGATCCATAGATGAATCTGGTCCGAAAACTCTACCTAATCTTTGCCAAACTGTTAATTTATTTTCTGCCATATTTTTTTTATTAAAAATGTAAGACCTAATTTTTTAAATTAAACTCTTTTAGGTCCGAATAACCATAAATACTTTTCATAATCGGTTTTTGATGGTTGATTACTAAATTGTGATCTGTCAAAAAACGGATCTACAGGAATTCCTGGGTTAAAATTTACTGAAGAATCTTTATAATGTGTTGTGTCTGTTGCCCATGATTCTAACATTGCTTTTGCTTGTTCTGTTGCTTTTTCTAATTTTGAAAATGATGTTTCTGCAACATATAACGCCATGGCCATAGCCATAATTAAATCATCATGTTGACCTTTTTGGTGATCGGGTTTTCCGTTTATATATACAAAAGTATTAAGTTCATTATAAAGTCTCTGTGACCTAACACCAAAATCATGTCTTAACGCCTCTTCAAACGCAGCAACTATTTGGACTCTTTTTGAGTTAAAATTAATTCCTGGTATCTTATCTTGTGTTTTTGGATCCCATTTCCACTTATCACCAGGGTTAATACCATCAACATATAAATTTTTATATCCAAGTTCTTGAAGTTTTCTTGATGTTGCTACTCCCATTCCTCCGGTAATATCGGTAACAATAAACGCATTATACATTATTCCCCATTTATATGCAATTTCAGCAACAACATCAGGAGGGACTTTTCCAATATATTCTAATACTTGTTCTCTTTCGTCAAAATCAATAATTGTAAATGTTGTAAAATCTTCACTATCTCCACGAGAAACGTCCATACCCATAATATATCGATGTCCAGCAACAGGTTCTTTCCATTGCCATAATGCACCACCCATTAATTTATTATCAGGTTCTTTTAATTGGTTATCTTTTATGGTCTTCATAGTTTCAGGTGGAATTACGTTATCCCCTGAACCTAAAAAGTTACATTCAAGTTCTTGTGATATTTTTCTTCTATCAAACTTTAATTTTTTGGCCATTGCCTCAAACCAAGAACTATATGCCTTATAACCATTATTTTCTATTTTTTCTTTTATTTCGTTAAAATCTCTATCAGAAACTTTAATCTCTGAATAATCAATGGTTATCTCATCATCTTTATAGTCCGCCCTATTTAACATGTAATGAACTATATCACTACATTTAATAAGTTTTAAATCTTTTGAGTATCTTGGGTCCCTAAACCAATACATCTCAGTTATTCTGAAGTCATTCATTCCTTTAATTGCTTGACTGTATATAGAATAATAAATTGGGTCAAATCCGTTTGGTGTTGATATTACAATAACTTTACCTCCTGTTGAAAGGGACGCCATACATGCAGACCAAAAATCCTCATCAGCATTAATATATGCCGCCTCATCAAAAATTAATATTGTTGGTGTATAACCACGTAAGGCATCTTTTGATGTTGCAACCGCCTTTACTTCACAACCATTAGTTAATTTAAAGTGTCTTTGTGAATTTTTTTCATTAGAAAAACCCACACCCATCCATTTTGGCCATTGCTCAACAAACGCACGAACTTTATTTGCCATCTCAACTGCGGTATCCATTTTGTTTGCAATAATTAGAATTTTTTCTGGTTTTTCTTTACGGGCAAAAACTAATCTTTTTGATGCCCATGCTGAGGTAACTGTAGAAACACCAGCCTGACGATATTTTAATGCGATATTTTCATCACATTCATCGTAATCTTTAACCAAAGTAACTTGGTCGTTAAATAATTCTAGCGGTACGTATTTTGATTGAGTGTTGTCGTATGTTTGTAAATATGTTTTAAGTGCGTATGGTGTATCATTTACGCATTTTGCATATTCCAATAATGCCTGTTCTCTTGACAATGACATTCATTATCTTTTAAATTTTTTAATTGAATTTAATAATTCACTTTTTGTTGTTGTTGGAGGTAAATGATTTTCAATTAATTTCATTATACTTTCCTCAAGATTTTTTACAGTTTCTTTTGTTTCTGACTTCTTTTTTTTAGGTAAACCTTTGTGTTTTGTTGACGCAAAATCCTTTAAATCTTTTTTAGACATATCTTTTGACATATCTTGTACTTTTTTTGATACTTTTGATTTTGGGGTATCTCCTTTTTTAACAGAAAGAGCTAAACCCATTAGTTTTTGTTGTTGTTTTGAAACAGACCTTTCAGTTACTTCACCTTCTTGTGTTGTCGTAACTATGGTTTTCCCTCCTTTATTTTCAATTTTTGAGTCCCCTACGGTAACTGATGCCCCTGAAGGTAACTCCTTAACTCTAGATGTGACAGTCCTTTCAATAGGTTTTGGCGCATCTTGTTCTTTAGTCTCTATTTTTTTAGATTTTTTTGCTCTTTCATAAAGAACATTTATTTGATCTGAAGTTAAATTTTCTAATGTAGAAATTGAAACTCCTTCTTGTAATAATGTTTGTATTTTATAATTCATGTGTCTCATCAGTTACTAAATTTTTTTCCCATTTTAATACGATATCTCTTTCGTATAATTTGTTTTCAACACTTTCAACACTTTCTCCATATTGAAAAACAAGTCGTTTTCTTTTATTTATTAAAATTTCATCACTGTCACCTTTTTCCCAACCTAAAGCAATCACTCCATCAACAGCATCATAAACACCAAAAAAATCTGAGTTTTGAATTAAATTTAGTTCAATCTCAGAATTTTTTAAAACACCAACTTTTTTTACGTAATCAATATTAGGTGGTTGAGGTCTTCCGTTTGCCGGTTCAGCATCCCAATCATCGCCCCAAACATCATCAACATCAGAAAAGATAAATTCATATATGTTATCCCCTCTAAAATTAGGTCCTAATTCATTCACATAAACTAAATTCATATAATCCTCCCTCTTGGTGTTACTCTATATTGTTTTCCGTTTTTAGTAAAAATTAAATTTTCTTTATTTGTTTTTCCAACAAATTTTGCATTTTCATCTAAAAGTCTAAAAGCGGTTTCAATTTGACTAATACTTTCACTTAAATTTTGTATTTCTTTTTTAATATTAATTTTTTGTATTTTACTATTTAAAAAATTTCTTTTTTGATTTTCTTCTATTTTTTTTCTTTCACTTGGTTTAAATTCAAAATATTGTGATAGAACTTTTTGTACTCTTGATTCGGTCACAGGGGGTTCTTCACCAATTGGTGGTTCCATCCCTCCTGACATATCACCTGACATTTCTCCTCCAAGATCTGTTGGTTCTTCCATAGGCATTTCATCCCCCATTTCTTCATCAGAAAAATCTAACTCACCAGCACCTTCCTCACCATATTCGTCATATGATTCTAACTTGTCTAAAATATCGTCTCTATCTTCATCGTCTAATTTTGTTAAATCAAGTGCTGAAATAATTGAGTTCATAACATATTTGATATCTTCAGATTCCATATCATCAAAAGTTCTTATCCTTTGACTTAATCTTCCTGTAAGTTTTTGAATGGTTTTAAGACCTGTTGGCCCTGTTGTTTTTTTAGATTCTTCGTCTTCATCCTCAATACTCGGTTGTGGCATTTCCATTTCAGATGATGGTTCTCCACCCATATCAGGACTACCACCCATATCAGGTGCTCCACCCATATCAGGACTACCACCCATATCAGGACTACCACCCATATCAGGTGCTCCTCCCATATCAGGTGCTCCTCCCATATCAGGTGCTCCTCCCATATCAGGTGCTCCACCCATATCAGGACTACCACCCATATCAGGACTACCACCCATATCAGGACTACCACCCATATCAGGTGCCGGTGCTCCGCCCATATCAGGACTACCACCCATATCAGGTGCCGGTGCTCCGCCCATATCAGGACTAC